GTTCGACCGCTGGACCGGAGCACTCGAAGAGCGCCGAGCGTTCATGGACAACATCGCGAACGAGTCTCGTCGCGTCCTCAACGTGACGCCTGGTGTGGCAGACCGTCCGGTCATGGAAGACACGATGCCGATGATGCGCATCGTGAATCAGTTCTCGTCCTACGCCTATGCGTACAACCGGCAAAAGCTTCGGCCGATGCTCCAGGGGGAGCTCGGCGAGCAAGCCGTGAGCATCGGAACGCAGATCATGCTTGGATGGCTGATGTATGCGAGCAAGAACTACCTAACCGATCGGCGCTCGTTCTCTGACAGCGTCGCGGAGCTCATCGAGGAGCCGCAGGCGGCGGCATGGGGCGCCATGCAGGACAGCATGGTGCTTGGCAACGTGATGCGAGCCGTCGGCTACTACGACCGGGTGGCGCAGAATTTCGGCGCGTCGACGTCTCAGCTCACCAATCAGGCAGTGGCCGGCGGCACCTTCGGGTCCGTCACGCGCCAGCAGCAGGAACGCAGGGTGAGCGGTCCAGAGCTCGCATTCTCCTTCCTGGGAGCTGGCCCGCAGCTCCTCGCCAGGGGCGCCGAGGCAGTCCTCAGTCCCGACAGCGCTCGGCAGGACTACATCTCAGCGCAGGTGTCGCCACTCCAGAACGTCGTCTGGTCCCGCCTCCTCAACAAGGCCGGCGTCAGCGAGCGCATCAAGGACGAAATCGGGTTTGTTCCCGGCCTTGTCCCAAGTGACATCTATCGTCCCCAACGTCCAACACTGAGGTCCAGATGAGCGGAGAACGCGAGTACGAAGAGATCCATCGTCTCCTTTCGGCAACCATGCTGGACATCCTCCGCAACGGCCGGCAGACGGTCGGACCAGACGGAGCTGTGCAGCGTGTGACCCCAACGTCTTCAGACCTCAATGCGATTCGCGGGTTTCTCAAGGACCACGGAATCAACGCGGTGAAGACCAAGGACAGCCCACTCAGCGACCTGGTCGCAGAAATGTCGAAGCGAAGCAGATCAGTCACAGCACGCGAACTCGCGGGGGATGCCGATGGCGAAGAAAGCTAAGAGCAAAGAGCCGCCATTCAAGACGACTCATCACGGCAAGAACATCCACATCGTTGATTGCACGCCGAGCACGTACAGCGGATGGGAGCAATGGATTTTGCTCCGCTCCGATGTGCACGGGGATAGCAAGAAGTGCGATAGGGAGCTCGAGGAGAAGCATCTCCGTCAAGCAGTTGAGAGAGACGCAATCATTGCCGATCTTGGTGACTGCCTCGATTTAATGCAGGGCGTCAGCGACAGGCGGCAGTGCAAGTCGCAGCTTCGCAGTTCGCACGCAGCCGCCGCGTACTTCGACAACGTGATTGAGGAAGCAGCGGAACGCTACGCGCCCTACGCGCAGAACTGGGCTTTCCTGGGCGCCGGAAACCACGAGTCCGCGTGGCTTAAACACCATGAAGTGTGCCCCACGACAAACCTTGTTCGCGCCATCAAGTCCATCAATCCGAAGTCGCAGATGGGCGCAGGTGGCTACGGCGGCTGGATGAAGGTGCGCGCGAAGTTCAACAACACGAATCTCACGTGGACGATGCGATATCACCACGGCAGCGGCGGCGGTGCGCCGATGTCGATGGGTGTGCTTGACAGCCGGCGAATGCTCTCGTGGCTCGAGGGCGTGGATTGCATCGCAGTCGGACACAACCACCACTCGAACATCGTCGGCATCGCGCGCGAGTACCTCGAGACGCGCAACGGCGTGTACGAGGTGCGGCATCGTCATTGCGACTTCATCCGCTGCGGCACATACAAGCAGGACTGGGGCGACGGCTCTGGTGGATGGATCGTCGAGAAGGGTCCAGGCCCGACGTCGCTGCGCGCCAAGTGGGTCAGGTTGTTTGTCCGCTGGGAGGCGGCCGAAGACGATCACAGCGGAAAGACGCGGGGGCATCCCCGTATCGCATGGGATGTGACTGACGCTCAATAAGGAGAACGCATGGCGAAGAAGCGGGACTACAAGAAGGAATACCGTGAGTACCAGGGCACCCCTGAGCAGCTGCGCCGGCAGTCGGAACGCCACAAGGCGCGGCGCTTGATGGGGCTGAAGACCGGCGACCCGCGCGAGGTCGACCACAAGGTGCCGCTCTCCAGGGGCGGATCGAACACGAAGTCCAACCTGCGTATCGTGAGCCGGACTGAGAACCGCCGCAAGGGCGCGAAGCGGGCCTGATGGACGAGGCAACGCGGGAGTACGTCTCGAGGCTGTACGGCGACTTCGGGTTCTTCTTGGAGGAGCTCTGGTGCGAGATCGGCATGAAGTCCATGCCGCGGCACCACCGTGAGATCGCGATGTGGCTTATGGAAGACAGGCGCCGGCGGGGCGTCCTTGCCTGGCGAGGCGCCGCCAAGACTTGGGTGACCATCGCCTACTGTTGCTGGCGGCTCTTCCGCAACCCCGGCAAGGAGCGGATCACCTACGTCTCCAAGTCCGAGCGCGCCGCCAAGGACTCCCTGTACCTCGCCCGCAAGTGGATCGGGCAGGCCAGGTTCCTCCAGCACCTCGTCCCGGAGCGAGAGCAGGGGCACCGCGACTCGGCGCTCATGTTCGACGTGAACGGCGCCGAGGCCGACCGCACCCCCTCCTTCGCCGCCTACGGCATCACCGGCCAGATCACCGGCATCCGGTCGACCTGCATCATCGGCGACGACGTCGAGACCAGCGAGAACACCCTGACCCTCGACCTCCGCCGGCGCATGAGGGACCAGGTCTCCGAGTTCGAGAACATCATCGTCCCGGGCGGGGACATCATCTACCTCGGCACCCCGCACCACGAGGAGACCCTGTACGACTACCTGATCAAGGGCGGGTACTCGTTCCGAGCATGGCCCGTCATGCACCCAGGAGGCGACGGCTGCGGCTGCGAGCTGGGATCCATGTACGACGACATGGAGGCCGGCGACCTGGCCTGGCCCGACCGCTTCGGCCGGGAGGAGCTCTCCGCCCGCGAGGCCGCCGAAGGCCGCTCCAAGTTCCGGATGCAGTACCTGCTCCAGTGGCGGCTCGGCGACTCCAACCTGACCCCGCTGCGCCTGGCAGACGCCATCGTCTTTGCCATGGACCGCGATTTGGCGCCCATGCGGATCGCCTGGGGCATCACCAACGCCGCCGGCCAATCCACCCGCGTGGATGACATCCCAAGCCTCGGCTTCGGTACGGACGGGTTCCACAGCCCCATCTTCTTCGACAAGGACTGGGGGCCGTACACGGGCTGCAAGATGTGGATCGACCCGTCCGGCCGCGGCGAGGACGAGACCGCCTACGCCGTCGTGGCGCACCTGAACGGCTACCTGTTCGCGAAGGCGGCCGGCGGACTCGACGGCGGCTACGGGCCCGCCACGCTCGAGGAGATCGCCCTGACGGCCAAGACCCACCGGGTGACCGAGATCCTCGTGGAAGACAACTTCGGGCAGGGCATGATGGCCCAGCTCCTCGAGCCCGTCCTCCAGCGCCACTTCTCCGACCCCGGCGAAGAGGCAGATATCCCCGACGGGTGGGTCTGCTCTGTCCAGACCATCCGCGTGTCCGGCCAGAAGGAGATCCGGATCATCGAGAGCCTCGAGCCCGTCCTCAACCAGCACCGGCTCGTCATCCACCCCGACATCGCCAAGGACGAGATCCTCCAGCACCAATGGACCCGCGTCACCCGCCAGCGAGGCTCCCTCGACCACGATGACCGCATCGAGGCGCTCGCCATGGCCGTCCGCTCCTGGCGCGAGGAAATGGCCGCCGACCCCGAACGCGCCGCCGAGCGAAGCAGGCAACGCATCATCGATGATGAGCTGCGCAAGCTCCGCCGGCAGGACAACGGAACCTCGTGGATCCGCCGTAGGTGACCAATAATCCGGGAACCGCAGTTCCTGATTTATCCGGACGTTACAGTCGACAACGTCCAAATAAACCAGCCGTGTGGTATGGGGTAACACGGAACAGAGCAGAGAGCACAAACTCAAAACCGTTGCCGGTGACTCGTCGACTCGCCGAGACAGGGGAGCGCATGAAAGGCGATCGCATCATCCGAATCCGAGGCCAGCGATGGCGACTCCGATTCGTGAACAACCTCGGCAACTGCGAAGGCATCTGCGAGAAACCCACCAGGACGATCCGAATCGCACGGGGCTATCCCGAGGA